GTCGAAGACCTTGCTATGATAGACTACATCTACAAAGAGCTATGGCCTTATAAGCAAGGGGTGAAGATTCCCGAGTGGGTGAAAGAGCTTCTGGTTGAGGCACTTGCACAAACTAAGAAGGTTGTGCTACAATATGGTAAGTCAGTTGGCGAAGACGACTGGCTAGAGCTTGACCAAAAGTACACACAATTTAGTCGCTTTAGAGTTCAACTTTATATTGAAAGTTGGAGACGCAAACTATTAGATGTAAATAAATTCTTTCCAGAATTGGTGGATGAAGAATGATAACAATATCATATGCAATCGTTGGTTTGATAGTAATAGTGTTAATTGGAGTCGCTATCGCTTATCGAATAATAGCAAATAAACCAGATAAAAAGAGGAAGAGGTAATGAAACAGGGATTTAGTGCGGGATGTAGCTTAGAGGTAACTCTCAAATTTGCTGATTATGAGAACGTGAAGCCTAGTTTTTGGGCTGGTATCACGGTAGAATATGACCCACAAGAAGAAATTGTTCCCACAAGAGAGCAGCTTCTTGAGCAAATTAAAGAGGCTCAGGCACAATGCCGTGAAATTTGTGAGGCGCAAATAGACAAAGACATATACGATGTAAAGAATGTCAAAGTCTTTGAGCAAATAAACATCAAAAAGAAAGGCGGTAAGTAGTGAGTTGGTTTAGTAAAGGATTTGAAGAGGCTGAAGCGCAGGTAGCTGCTAATGCAGGAAGTTGGACTAGAGAGTTTTTCCTGAAGAGCGGTGATGAGGCAAATGGTGTTCGTATTCTTGATGAAGACTCCACCAATATTCGTGACCATTTTGTAAAAGGTAAGGGTTGGTTTACCTGTATTCAAGGTATTGGTGATGAGAATTGCCCGTTGTGTGAGGCTGGAAACAAAGCAACTAACCACTTTGTTTTCAATGTATTTGACCCGAGAGAATATGTAGATAAGAAGGGTGAAGTACACAAGGACCAAGTAAAGATTTGGAGAGTTGGTATTACCCTTCTTAGAGTTCTTAATAAGAAGAGGAATAAATATGGTCCATATCCGACTTGGATTATGGAAATCAGCAAGATGGGTACAGGTCAAAGTACTGCCTGGAATATCGAAGTAGAGAAAGACTCTGAATTCGAACTTCCAGAAGGGCAAGAACTTTATGATTTAGAAGAAGTCTTAAAGCCAAAAACCCGTACTGAATTAATTGCTATTCTTAACAATGTTCCTACTTCTCAGTCTAATTCTGATGATTTAGATGATGACGATGATGAAGAAGTAGATTGGAAAAAGGGATAATCTCGGAGTGCTACAGGGGAGATATACAAAGAATGTCTCCCCTGTACCTTTTTTTAACTTTTAATGGAATGAAATGATTATTCAAACAGAAGAATCTCTAAACAAAGCATTGGCTGTTTTGGCCGAATCTGAATATATAGCATTCGACTTTGAAACTAAACCTTCAGGATTATATCCTGACGTTGATTATAAAGAAGCTTCCTTGCATCATAAGATGCTAGATATAGAAGGGCTTGCTTTACGAAGTGAAAAATTAGAACCAGTTTACATTCCGTTTGATGATACTAATATATCAAGAATATATTTAGTAGAACGACTTAAAGAATTATTTAGTCAAGAATCACTATTTATAGCACATAACATACAGTTTGATGCTAAAGTTGCTGATTATTTCTTAGGTGCAAGGCCCAAAAATAAGTTTTGTACTTTAGTAGGCTACTGGTATCTTGATGAAAATGTACCTAAAGACGCTAAAACTTTAGGTAAAAAGCATTTTGACATAGATATGATTCCTTATAATGAAGCAAAAAAGCTTGGAAAAGAAGAGTTTTATGACTATGCAAAACGCGATGCTGAAGTAACATATAGATTGTTCTTTATGCTGAAAGAACAATTGGAAGAAGAACACTTCTATTTAGCCTCTACTATAGAAATGCGTTTTATAGATGTTCTTATAGATATGACTCTATATGGAACTACTTGTGATTTAGAATATCTAAAGCATGGTGAAGAGATATTAACTAATAAAGCCATAGAATTAGAGGCTAAGATATATCGTGAGCTTGGAGAATTTAACATAGGTTCTCCGCAACAGTTATGTGAAAAAATCTATGGAATTAAAATTAAGAGAAAAAAAGGTGAAGGAGTCACTCTTACTAGAGTAGAAGATTATTCTCAAAGTAAATATCCTAGAGTGGTTAGGTGGAACAACGAGAATGACCCTAAGAAACGCACTCCTAGTACTGATGAGAAAGCATTAGCGAAATTAGATACTCCTGCTGCCGCTTTAATTAGAGAATATAGAGGAATAAAGAAACTCCTATCCACCTATGCTGTTGGATATCAAAAGTACGTAGTAGACGGTAAGATTTATCCTACGTTTAATAACTCTGGAAGAGAAAGTTACCAGTACGGTACGGTAACAGGAAGATTAAGTTCGTCGGCTCCTAATATGCAAAATATCTCTCATAAGGCTACTGAGGGTTGGTGGCTAAGAGAAGCTATTCATGCTCCTGAAGGATACAAGCTAGTAATTGCTGATGAATCTCAGCTAGAAGTTAGATTGCTGGCTCATTGGAGTAAAGACCCTTACTTGGTAAGAGCCATTAGGTCTGGTGAAGACGTTCATTTGGCTACCGCTAAGTTAATCTTCAATAAATCAGAGATTTCTGCTGAAGAAAGACGTTTCGCTAAAACTATGAATTTCTCAATCTCTTATGGACAAGGTATTCAAGCTATTGCAGAAGCTTTATTTCAAAATATATCTGAAGAAAATAAAGCCAAGGCTAAGGAATTCAGATTTAAATACTTTAATACCTTTCCAGGAGTAAAGGCGTGGGTTGATAAAGTAGGAGTGAGAGTTGCACATCCTAAAAACATAGACCATCATGTAAAAACAATAATCGGCAGGAAAAGACGAATTCCTGAAGTTACATCTGAAGAAATAGGTCAAGTTGCTAGAGCTAAACGTCAAGCTGTGAATTCAATTATTCAAGGCTCTGCTTCAGACGTATTAAAGCTTGCTATGATTTGGATTTCTGATGAATTTAAAGAAAAAGGTCTTGATGCTCACATTCTTCTTCAGATTCATGATGAACTTGTGGTAGAATGTAAAGAAGAAATAACGGAACAAGTAGTTGAAATTGTTAAAAGACACATGGAACATCCTTTCAATCAAGAGCTTGCTGTTCCATTGGAAGTGAAACCTATCATCTGTGATAAATGGAGTGAGGGTAAAGATTAATGAAACAGCCGTGGATGAGTCGCTGTAGAGATTGTAAATATTGGCTTACGAAACCAATGTATAGGTTAGGTAAAGATTGTTGGTGCTGCAAGAGAAATAAATTTACTGGAGCAAAATATTACTGTGGATATTCACGACCTAAAAACTAATCTTGTTCGTTGGCTGGCGAAACCGGCGCGAACGCCTGCCGCTACAGTACGCCTAGCGCGCGCTACAGTACCGCTAGAACGCGCGCGCCGCGCGCCGGTAGTATCGGATGGTATGTCACGCCGCGCCGATTCTAGCAAGCCTGCGCTCTAAATCAAAAAAGAAAGGAAAAGATGGAAAGTAAGATAAAGAAAATCTGGTTCACAGGTTCTCATGGTACTGGTAAAACTACACAGTTGAATTACTTTAGACAGTTCCATCCTGAATATAATGTATTGGATGTTGAAAGACGAGATTTACATGCTAAAGGTATTATAAATCTTAACAAAAGGGCTGCTCCGTGGGATGAAATTGTAATAGCTGGCAATGTTATGCTAGGAATTTTAGCAACTCCTTCTCCATTTATTTCTGATAGAAGCTGGATTTGTAAATGTGCTTATTCTGCTGCGTTGCCATTCAATGAAGAATTGCTTGATGCATGGCACATAATTAATATTCAATCTTTCCCAGGATTTACTGAAGAAGAGGTATACTTTTATTTTCCACCTGTTATTCCTTTAGAAGATGATGGAGTTAGAAGTACTGACCCTGAATATCAAAAAGAGATTGACTTCCTAGTTCAATTCTATTTGGATTACTTTCAAATTCCTTTTCATACTATAGAAGGATATACATTACAAGATAGACATTTTGAAATAGAACAAGTAGTATTTGGAAAGATATGAAATACCAAGACTATAAAAGTGCTTTTATTAGATGCCCTGAGTGTGGCAACTACATAGACCAAGACTCTATGATGTGTAGAAAGTGTGGATATGACTATGAAAGGGAAATGAAACATGGGAAAACTCTCGGAACCAAAACTGGCAAAACCAGACAAAAGAGATTTTGTTAGAACTGTACAGGAGCTTTGTAATGGTTTGACAGTCTTTGCTTGTTATGCTATCCTTTGGTTGTTGATTGGAGCTTTTGGATATAGGCTGTTTCTTTGGATATTTTAAGGAGATAAAGTGGAAACTAGTTTTGAAAAAGAAATTTTACAAGGAATAATAGCTATGTTAGATGATGTAATAGCTAATGAGAGTTGTGTGTATGTTGATGATGATAATAATATTACATATACCGTTGAACAAAATGATGGCTACTATGTTATAGTTACTCATTCTGATGATAAAACTAGATTCTTCAAATTAGGAATTGAAGAAGCAACGTTGATGCCAGTGGAATGAAAATTCTAACAGAACAGGAGAAAGAATTGGCAATAGAAAGAGTAATAGAAGAAGTTAATAAAAAATATGGGGCTGGTGCTTTAGTAAGAGGCGCACAAGCCAGAGGCTTAAAGTTGAATAGAATCAAATCTGGTTCTCTTTCTGTTGATGTTGCCACTGGTGGTGGTTGGGCTATGGGCCATTTAAATGAAATTTATGGTCCTTATTCTGGTGGTAAATCTTATTTGTGGCAATTAACTATGGCTCAGATTCAAAAAGACTATCCAGAATCTACTAATGCCCTTATAGATTTTGAAGGAACGTTTGATGAAGATTGGGGCAGAGCTATAGGAATAGATACAGATAAGTTGCTTATTAGTTCTCCAGAATTTATGGAAGACGGTCTTGATATTGCAGTTAACCTTATTAAATCTGGTGATGTATTCTCAATAGTCATTGACTCATTAGCTGCTGCCTGTCCTAAAGCAGAATATGAAGGTGATATGACAGACTTTACTGTTGGACTTCGTGCAAGACTTGGTAATAAGTTTGTTCGTAAAAGCAAGGCCAAAACAAATCTCTTGTCAGAGGATATTAATTTAGGTCAAACCACCCTCTTTATTATTAATCAAACTTATACAAATATTGGGGGATACGGCGACCCGGAAGTTACCCCTGGTGGTCAACAAGTAAGATTTGGAGCTATGCTTCGGTTAAACATAAGAAGAGGCGAACTAGAGAATGACAAGGATGGTACTCTTCTGAGGCAAGAGAGTAAATTTAGAGTTACAAAAAATAAAACTTATCCTCCTAATAAAGTTGGTTCATTTTGGTTTAATACTAAAGACAATAAAAAAGGTGAAAAAGGCCAAATTTATCGTGCTGGTGAAATTGTAACTTATGGTGTTCTTACTGGAGTAATACAACGGTCTGGTGCATGGTATTCTTTACCTGAAGAGTTTGGATTAGAAAAGTCTCTTCAGGGGGAAGTGGCTGTAGCTGATTGGATTGATAATAATCCAGATAAATTTCCTAAATTAGAAGAAATAATAATGTCAGAAATTCCGAATTTAAAATAGGAGTTAAAATGAGTACAGAAAAAACAGGTGTTGCAACAGGTGGAACAACAGCAGCTAGTTGGCCTTTAGCATCAATTTTAACTATTGTATTTGTCGTTCTTAAATTGACAGATGTAATTGATTGGAGTTGGGTTTGGGTTCTAAGCCCTCTTTGGATTGGAGCGGCTTTTACAATCTTCCTGCTGTTTCTAATGTTGCTTGGTGTAGTAGTTTATTACCTTGTGAAAAAATAATGTCAAGTCGTAAGTCTAGAAAACTAGAAGAAAAAACGGCTAAAGACTTTTCCGGTGGGAGAGCGCAAATAGCTTCTGGCGCTCTCCCATTTTGGAAACAAGATATTAATGCCGATAATTTTCTCATAGAACATAAATATACTGAACCTGGAACAAAAGGTTATGTTATTAAGAAGGCATATTTCAAGGGGGTGATAGATGAAGCATTTAAGATAGGCAAATTGCCTATGATGATAATTGAATTCACTGGTAAACCCGAGTTAAAGCTAGCCGTTATTAGGTATGAAGAAGCTTTAGCTCTTGATAGATATTTGAAGGAGACATATGGCGAGCAATTTGAAGGAGTTAGTGAAGAAGAACAAGAAATATGTTAAAGAAGACATAAATCTTAATGAACTTATTGATAAGTTCCTCCTAAGTAAACAAAATCAATCCCCATCTCATTTTACCCCTGCATTCCATCCATCATTAATTTCAAAAGGTGTTGAATGTCAATTATGGTGGTACTATTTTCTTAAAAATCAGGAAGCTCTTCCTGAAGTTTGGTCTGATGAGAATCTCACTGCTGTAATGGTTGGAAAAGGAATCCATGACCAGATACAGCGCACTCTATATGAAATGGGTATTTTAGAAGGTGTATATGAATGTATAGCATGTGGACATAAGTTTTGGGCGACTTCTCCACATGACCAATGCCCTAATTGTAGACAGTTTTTTAAAAACTGGAGCTACTTAAATTTCAAAGAAGTGCCTATTCAAACAGGTTTAATTAGAGGACACGCTGATGGATTTTTAAATCAGCAAGGAACTAGATTTTTACTAGAGATTAAATCTATTAAAAATAAAGATAGGCCAAACGCTCAGTATGGATTTGAGTGCTTGACTACTAGACCTATGGATGACCATTTTATTCAGACACAACTTTATTTAAATGGTTGGTATGAAATTGCTAAAAAGGCTCCACTAGAAGAAGAGCTAATTATTAATGAAGATGGTACAGTTTCCACTGAAAAATTGGCTGGACCTGTATATGATGGAGCAAAGATAATAGGAGTTATTAACCAAGGTATAGTAGAATATGTGGCTAAGAATTCTTCTGAAAAGAAATCTTATCTCATCAAGCGCAATCAAGCATCAGTTCAATTTCTTCTCGATGAGATGCAGTTAATTTGGAAAGCATTTCTTGAAGATGATATTGACAGCTTGAATGGTATAGACTATAATACTGGTAAAGGCAAGTGTAAAAAATGCCAGTATAGGAGTTTGTGCAATTGGACATAAAATTTTACGGAGAATTATCAGACCCATCTGATTTTTCAAAAGAACTTCTAGAAGAGTTCTTAGCCTCTGGCTACGCCGTAGAACAGAAACTAGATGGTGTAACGTACATAAAAATGACTAGTCTTTATTATGAAGACCTTGGAGAGTATATTATTAAGCATCCAAAAGAGCTTTGTAGAGACTATTGGAATAGATTGGTTGCAGATACTTTAAATTGTGGTATAATGGAGTTTATTAGGCAGTTATGTATCACTCATGCTACTATCAAAAAGCTCACAAGAAATGAAATTGACTTTTGTGAAATTATAGGAGATGAATTAGATGCTAGAATTTGATGTTGATGTAAAAAAGTTGAATAAGTATAATCTCTCCCTGGTTGAGAAAGAAGGTTTTGTGTTTCCTTCTGATGAAGAAATAGGTGCTATTCCAGAAGAAGATAAGCAGTTTCCTACTAATTTATCTGAGTTAAGTAATGAAGATATCTTAAATAAAATGGCTGTATTTACTGCCCTGTATGCTTCTGTCTCTGTTAATGAAGCTTTGGCTATGACTGAAGTAGCTGGATATGAACGAGAACTTGAGATGAGAAAAAGTCAAGTAATGCAGCTAAGTTCTTCATCCAAAATCACCGATAAAAGACAAGAAGCTCTTATTGATGAGAGTGTTGTTCGTTTACAAGAAAAACTTACTGTAGCTGAGTCTAAACTGAAATTGTTTTCAGCCCTTAGAACTAGCTACGATAAGTATATTTTTGTTTTTAGTAGAACCGCAACTATTCGTGGAGAGGAACAGCGATTGCAATAATGGGAAAAGTTTCTCAACAATGGAAGGCATTAGAAAAAACAGCAGCGCGTAAACTAGGTGGAGTACGCTTAGTTCGTGGTGATGATTTTTCACAATCTATTCTAGATGTTGAGCATCCTTTATTTGCTATTGACTGTAAATGGAGAACTTCTTTAGCGGTTGTTACTTGGTTTCAAAAACTCATTAAAGATAATGAGAAAATCTATGGAAAAGGAAGGAAGGTGCCAATACTAGTAATCAAGAAAAAGAATATGCGAAGTGAACTCATTGTTATAGACATTGAGGATTTTATAAAAGTAGTAAATGATGAACGATATTTTATTGAACCAAAGGAGATAGAAAATGGCGAAGAAAGTTGAAGAACTAGAAGTTCTTAAAGTTGCAGGTTCTACGAATCCCTCTAGCCTTGCTGGAGCAATCGTTAAGATAATTAATAAAAACGCAGATTGCGAATTGATTACTATTGGTGCTGGTCCATGTAACCAAGCTATGAAAGCAGTTGCTATTGCTAACAGACTGCTTGGTTCTAGTGGTATGGCTTTGTCAGTAAAGCCTTGCTTCTTTACTCTTGACCTATCCAAAGAAACTCAAAAAGGGAAAGAACCCAAAGCTGAAGTTACAGCTTTGAAGTTCAAGGTAATTGTGGAGAAATAATAATGAACGATAAAGTCTCTATTATAGAAGGTAACATAAAAGCGACTTACGAAGGCACTAATATTGCTAGATTTTGGCGTGACCCTTTTCTAAGAAAAGCCGTTCAAGATGCTATTAAAACAGCAAGAGAAGATATGGATAATTTTGAGCTTTGCAACTTTATTTTCTCTTCAGTAAATAATGCAATTAGAAGACGGTATGGTGGGCAAGAGCTTCAGTTAGAATCAGTTACCTTAATTAGTTCTGGCAGAGACATGGAAATCGTTTCTACTGGATAATCTATGGGAGTTAAAGTAAAGATTCTAGAACGAGATTTTGCTACAGGAACACCAAATATTTATTATAAGGTTTTTCCAGAAGCAGAAAAATTTGATGTGTTCTTTAACGATACACAAGAACAAACTCACTTGAGAATAATGGATACAAATAATGAAGTTGTAGCTTTCTTTCCTTCTGGTGGATGGCTAGGCGTTGAGTTATTAAAGGAGAAATAATGGGTGTTTTAACAGAAGATAAATTGATGGAGAACTTAGATTTTACATGCGAAAGATGCCAAGCGGAATGTACTAAAGTAAATGCTGCGGAACCAGAATTAGGATATGTATCAAAAGTAGATGGTACATTTGTTGGTCCTCTGTGCAAAAATTGTTGGAATCAGATTCCTGAAAACGAAAGAGTAATGAGGAAACTCCCTGAAACTGCCTTCTTAGTTGTTCTTAGACAAGATGGAGAAGGTGCTTACATGACTACTGAGGGTGTAAATATTTCTTACTTGCGAGAGCCTACTTTTAATGATATACTAACTGCCTGTAGTATTGTACAGCGTGATGTAGATGAAGCCTTGTTCGCTCAAAAGCTTACTACTCAAATTGTAAGAACTTTAGCACAAGGTCAGAAAGCTTCTAAACTAGTAATTCCAAAATAAGGAGGTAATATTTGAAAATTCCTAAACAAGTTAAAGCATTCGGAAGAATTTATAAAATAATCAGAGATAATGACACCACTAATAAAATGGAGTGCTGGGGTTATCTAGATGCTATGAGAGATGTGATAGTTCTAAGGGAAAGAGATTCGGAGTTTACTCCAGGGCATGAAAAGCAGGTATTTCTCCATGAACTAATGCATGTTGTTGATAGCAATTTTCGAGTAGGATTGACAGAAGAACAAATTCAAACAATGTCCGTAGGATTAGCTACTGTAATTGAAGACAACCAATTGGATTTTACAGATGGAAAGTAACTTAGATAGTCAAAGAAGTGAAATAATGTCTGGTCTACGAAGAACCTTCCCCGATGTATGGGCAAATTGCTATTCAGACCAAACAGAATTTTGCTGCCAGCTTGGACCATCAGTTGCAGATGGAATTCTCAGGTTTCCATTTTGGAATAAAGACCTTGAAAAACATTATCCGTATGATGTAGTAAATGCAATTTGGGAGTATATAACACGTAATCTATAATGAAAATTTATCTCAACGGAGTAGAATACAAAACCTATAGAAAGATACTATTAAATCTTGGTGTAAGGCTTGGATGTATAAACTATGAATACATTTGGGCTAGAACACCAAGATTTGATTTAGAAGAAGAATGTGCTGGCTTTGAAGAGTTGATAGCTACTCCAGGCAGTATGATGGGTTTTGGTTTATTAGATTATAGAGATTGGCTTAATAATTATGCTGATTATTTTTCTTTTGCATTAGCTCCTTATGATTTAGAAGACTGCTCTGTAAAAATTCTTCCTTATAATAGAGGACATGAATATTACATAACATATAGTACATTACAAAAACCATTTGCACGGCAAAAATATAAAAAGGCTGTTGAGGCTGGAGATATAATTCACGGAGTAGAGTCAGAAGAACCTTTTATGGCTTCTATTAATTCAGGTTTGTGGATGAGAGGTAAAGGTGGTGTTATTTCTCATTTTGATAAGCGTAAAACAATGATAATACATACTGATAGATATACTAGAACAGCTTTTGCGCGAGAACTTGTTGTGGAAGGATATGAACTAGACCTCAATAAGATAAAGCGAGAAGAATGGAAAGAAGTTGCCAAGCTAAACTGCATTGCTTGGAAAAAATATCAAGATTATATGGAGTGTATATGAAAGAAGAAGAATTTGATACACAAGAAATTGAAATAATGCCGGATGAAAGCTCAGAAGTTGAAGTATGGCGACCAGGAAAGCCGACGATTAGCTTTCTTCGCTGTAGAACTTGCTATCTCAGGAAAGAATGCCCTTACTGCGATGTGAACAGCGAAGTTTGTGCGCTGAAAGCTTTAGAAGAGGTTGACACTACGACAGGAGAGGGTATAATAGGTATTGTACAGCAGCTTCTCAAGATTCAAGCGGAGCGTGTTTTTCGTTTTGTCAAGATTGAAGAGGCTGAAGGTGGTATGCCGGACCCGAATGTTACCAACGAATTGATGATATTCGTGTCTCTCGTAGAGAAACTGAAGAAGATTCTTAGTGATGATGATTATTTAGTTATTCGTGCTAAGGGTAAGGCAACTGAAGGTGTTCTTGAAAGACTATTTGGTGACATAGGAAAGGAATAATGAAACTACCATTTATTGATAAAAAAGGATTTGAAAGACTTCCAGGAGAAAAAGCTGCCTGCTATGGGGTTTTTAAAAGAGAAGAACTAGATGCTTTACTTGAAAAAAAGGAAGCTAAAGTGTTAGGTACAGCAGCAAGATTTCTGCTTGTTCCTGAAACTGAAATAGTTCAAATTATACCAATGTCTGCTAATGTGGTAAGTGTATTCTTTGCAGCTAAAGAATATGATTTGTATGAATATGGAGATGAAGATGAACACTAAAGAAATGCAAATTACTATTAAGAAAAAGTTTAGGTCGTTAACGTTACCAGTAATTCATTATGGTTATGATTTTGATAAATTATATGCTCTTATTCCATTAAATGATTGGAAAAGAATCTTAGACTATTTTGATTCCAACGGAGAAGCCAAGATTCATACTGAATTAATGGAATGGACTTTCGATGGAACTGCTAAATTTGAGGCCATTAACAGAGATTATTATGGTAATTTTACTCTGCAACTTAGTGTGAACTTGGAGAAATAATGAAATTAGCAATAGGTTGTCCGGTATATAATAGAGAATGGAGTCTTCCTAGATGGTTCCAGTGTGTTTTTGACCAAAAAGTGTCATTAAAAAACACTGATTTAGTCTTTGCGTACACTGAAGGTGACGATAAAACTCTTGACATTCTTAATAAATATGGACAGAAATTTAATAGCCTTAATATCATCGAGTGTAACGATATACGGGCATTTGGTAATAGAGACTCTGACCGTTACTATTCGCTCGTTATTCTTAGGAATAGAATATTTGAAGTTTTGCGTGAACTTCAACCAGACTATTTTTTCTCTTATGATTCAGATATTCTCATTCCTGAAGGTACTCTTAAAGGTCTTATCAAAGATAAGAAAGACATTGTTGGTCCGTGGGTAGATTTAGTTCCGCCAAATGGAATTCCTAATTGCGTCACTCAATTACCTAATGGTGGTGGTTTTCGTAGAAGAAAACCATATGACCAGTTTTATCCACAAGCAGGTTTGTATGAAGTCTCATCAGTATTTGCTGTGTCTCTTATGAAAAATGAAGTTTTCAATACATGTACATATAAATGGCATACTGGTGGAGAAGATTATGGATTTGCTGAAGAAGTTATAAATGCTGGCTTTACATCATGGATGGATGCTAATTTCATAGGAACCCATCTTTACAAAAAGGATATTTAAGATGATTCAAAAAGTTTGTCCACTTACAAGACACAGTTGTTTTAGAGAAGTTTGTGGATGGTGGAGTGAGGCTAATCTTGGGTGTGCTATTCCAACTATCTCTGATGTATTGTTTAATATATCAGACGCTCAAGATTTCGAATCAATTGCTGTGACTATTGTGAGGAATGATTATGAGGGAAGCGAAGATACTCCTAGCGACTAATTCAAGTGGCGACCAATTTAATTACTATCGTAGTGAACTGATAGGTGGAATTACAGATTGGGAAGAAGTAACTGAAGAAGAATTGTCTTGGCTACGTCAATACCTTCCTACTCTTAAACCCCCTTTATATGGTTTTCATTATATTCTTATAGTGAAAGACGAACAAACTATACAGTTTCATTTGGAAAGCATAAGGAAGCTTGTCATAGCAGAAAAAGAACGGCAAGATAAAGAGAAGGCTAAGAAGGAAGAAATTAATAAAAGACGACAAGAAACTCGTCGTAAAAACCAGGAAGAAAAAGAACGTAAATTGTTAGAACAATTGAAAGGAAAGTATGAAGATGGGTAAGTATTGTCCAGAATGTGGTACAAAATTAGAAGACAAAGACCTCCATATTGTAATCGTTCTTGATGAGAGCGGTTCTATGGAAACAGTTAGAGATTCTACAATCTCTGCTATTAATGAGTTTCTAGATGGACAGAGGAAAGAACAGGGTAAAACTTGGGTTACTCTAACAAAATTTGATACAGAGTTTAGACCTTTGTATGAATACACTCCGATAGAAAAAGTTAAAAAGCTTAATAAAGATACGTACACTCCTACTGGAATGACGGCACTTCATGATGCCATAGGTAAAACTATTAACACTTTGAAGAATAGAAAATCCGATAAGCAAATAAAGACTCTATTTGTTGTTATGACTGATGGCATGGAAAATTCTTCTAAAGAATTTACCTTGTCTTCTGTTAAAACATTAATTGATGGCAGAAAAGAAGCAGGCTGGGATTTTATGTTTCTTGGGGCTAATATTGATTCCTACGCTGTTGGTGGTACTTATGGTTTTGGTACTACTGTTAACTTTGTTCAATCTAAAGCAGGCATGAGAGGTATGTCAAGTGGTTTAGCCAGTTATTCTCATGCTTATAGAACAACTGGATTATCTATGGATTCTTTAGAGTTACAAAATATTGTTAATGAAGAAACTGCGAAAGAGGAAAACTAATTGGAACATTCTCAACCTCATATTCAAAAGTTATTAGAAGACCGTTATTATCTTCGTGATGAGGAAGGTAATTTATTAGAAACCAGTCCTAGTGAAATGTATCTTAGGGTTGCTACTGCTGTCGCTTCAGCAGAAAAAGAAGATAATAATTTTCCTAGCAATAGAATGAATTGGATGAATAAGTTCTATATGCTAATGAACGATAATAAATTTCTTCCTAATACTCCTACATTAATAAATGCAGGCAAAGCAAGACCGGGATGTTTCTCGGCTTGCTTTGTCTTGCCCGTTGAAGATTCAATGGAAGGAATCTTTGATGCTGTAAAACAGTCTGCTTTAATTATGAAAGCAGGCGGTGGAGTAGGATATTCATTTGGGAAGTTGAGAGAAAAAAACGCTGTTGTCAAATCCACAGGTCATAAGGCTAGTGGTCCAATTTCATTTATGTCAGTGTTTAATACTATGATTGATACCATAGCTCAAGGCGGAACTAGGAGAGGCGCAGCTATAGCTGTTCTTCCTGTTTGGCATCCTGATGTAATTGAGTTTATTGAAATGAAAGATGATGGTATTTCATTTAGTAATTTCAATATCAGTATTGGTATCACAGATGCTTTTATGAAAGCAGTAAAAGAGGATGCTCAGTGGAGTTTATTTAATCCTGGTGATTATTACGGACCAAGAGTAATGGATGCTGTTAAAGCAGTAAAAGCTAGAGATTTATGGGATAAGATTATAGAACACGCCCATAAAACAGGCGACCCAGGATTAGTATTTCTTGACACTATAAATAAAGGCCATCCTCTTAGTGAAGAAATAGAGACAACAAACCCATGCGGTGAAATTCCTCTTAGGCCATATGAAAGTTGTAATCTTGGCAGCATTAATTTAATGGCATACTTGAAACCGGCAACTATTTATGATGGTATTAATCTTTGCCAAGAGGTAACAATATATGGAGAATATGAGTTTGATTGGGATGCTTTAGCAGAAGATATTCCTACTATGGTTCGTTTTCTTGATGATGTTATTGATGTGAACCCTTTTCCTCTCCCCGAGATTGATAAAGCCAGTAAGAATCTCGTAAGATTGGTCTTGGT